ATGCAATTAGATGAGGTATTAAAGGAATTTATATTTGAATTAGAGATTAAGAAATTCTCTAAAAGAACAATTAAATCATATAGAAACAACAATGCGTTATTCTTTAATTTTCTTAAAAACGAGTTTGGAGTTTCTGAATTAGAAGATTTAACTGGCTTACATATTAAAAGGTATTTTCAACACTTAACTAAGAAAGGACTAAAACCAACTTATATAAACTCTATCCTTAAGAATATAAGGGCTTTTTGTGTGTATTGTATAGAGGAAGGATATATAAAAAACAATCCAGCAGAAAAAGTGAAGTGGCAAAGAGAGGGGAAAGTATTAATAAACACTTTTACCTCTGAAGAGATAATTAATATGCTTAATGCTTTTAAATTTACTACCTATTTAGAGGCTAGAAACAAAACTATTTTGGCTAATTTAATTGATACAGGCATTAGGAATGCTGAATTGTGTGACATAAAAAATGAAGATGTCAAGGATAAAGTAATTCTAATACACGGTAAAGGAAGTAAGCAAAGACAAGTAAGTATTAGTCCATTAATGAAAAAATATATGATTAGATATGAGCGTATTAGAAGTGAATATTTTAAAAATTACAATCTTAAGCATGATAATTATTATATTTCCTATAGAGGAGAACCATTGACTATTGAAGCGATTGAAAGAGTTGTGAGAATAGCAGGTAAAAGAGCTAATGTTAGAAGTGAAATTAGATGTTCACCGCACACAATAAGGCATTGGTACAGTCAGGAACAACTCAGAAATGGATTAGATACCTATTCCCTATCGAGATTATTAGGACATGAAAATATTACTATAACAAAAAGGTATCTTCAATCAATTAATGATGAAGACATAGTAGATTTATCTATAAAAACATCTCCACTTATGAACCTTAAGGGAGGGAAAAGATAATGTATAAAGAAACTATAATACAAAACTCCCTAATTTGTAATTTAAGGCTTTCAGATGGAGCTTATAGGTGTTACATAATGCTACAGAGCATGTGCTATGGTTCTAATAAATCAACCTGTTATCCATCAATCAAATATTTGTCTATAGCTTTGGGTAGGTCGGTGAGAACAATAAATCGTTACATAAAAGAACTAGCTAAAAATAATCTTATTGTTAAGAAAAGAAGAGGTAGTATCAGCAACCTATATACTGTCATAGCAAAGAAAACACAGCAGGTAGCACAATCTATCACCAAATCAGTAAAGAAGGCTTATAACTCATTTAATCAACAATCTAAGGGCAAAAATAAGCCTAGCAACTGGAACATTGAATCAAGGAACTATAACTTTAATAAACTTGAAGAAGCCCTCTTAGGGAAAACAAATTACGACTTTGAAGAATTGCTAGAATAAACAAAAAGAAAAATCACCTAAAGTTTGCGGCTTTAAGTGATTTCCAGTAAATATTCTTTGAAAACGAGATAACGAATACCAATATTATAACCTATACTTTTAAAAAAATAAAGTTAAGTAGATAGGTTTATTTGTGTTTGCTAAAAATATATTTTATTATTATTTTTAATGTGTAATTATCAATGTCGACAAGCTTGTCGGTACTAGAATGGTAGATAATTGTAAATTAAAGGTAATAATTTTATTTTAAAATTTTAATACGACATTCATAAAATATCTTATAAGCAACTAGCGTATTTTCCCTGACGACACTGGTGCTATAGGAATAAAAACAAATAAGAAATATCTATATCTAATACAGAGGATAACTATAGCTGAAAAGTATAGACCAATATTGAAAAAACTAGCAGAAGAAAATCAAGTGAAAAGAACAGATTTAAACTTTCTCCCAAATCGGCAAAAGGTTTATAAAACCTATTAACATAAGAGACGAATTGGCTAAGATAGCTAGTGTTTATCATGATACATACATTAAAGGTAAGAGAATAAATGTTAGTATACTAAAACATATAATTAGCACACTAAAATCTAGTAGTATACTTAAAGATACTATTAAAAAATAATATACTAATTAAACAAAATAGTATACTATAATGCTTCGCAGCAACTCATTAACATTTCGGCATCGTCACAATTTAAAGCCCTGAGTTCTAATAACTCTCTTACGAGTACAAGCATTCTTTCTTTGTTATTGTTTGAAATAACAACTGTAATGGAGTTTGCAATAATCGTATTGTTATTATAATAAGAACTTATATACTTTCCTATTTCATCGCTCATTTAAATCACCTCAGTAAAATTATTACCAATTAATAGCAATTATAAAACAATTTGACGATATATAAATTAAACCAAATATTGTGAATATTTACCAGTATATTGCTTTAGTGTGCTAAATTAATTAGACTTATATCTATATTAGATATATTTTATTAGGGATGGGTTAGTTAATGGAAAAACAAATACAAGAGACAAGAGCATTACTATATGAGTTAGTATCTAATAGTAATGCAAAATTAAGTGAGGGTAAAATACTAGAAGTTAGCAAGCTACTTGATAAATTAATAGCATTATATTACGATGAAAGCTCTTTTTAATAATAGAGCTTTTTTATTTTTTATAATGAAGGGTACTTAATATGAATTTTATTCAAATAGGGTTTACATTTTACTAAAAAGGTTATATTATATAAATACAAACATATGTTCTTGTGAGGAGTGTTTATATGAAAACAATAGCTAGACCAATAGAAATGGTGTGTTGGTTCGAGAAAACAGGTATTCCACATCCAGTGAGGTTTAAGGTTGCCAGAGAAGATGAGAGTGAAACTGTAATCAAGGTAGATAAAGTAGCTACAGTGGAAAAAGAGAAGCTGGCGGGCAATCCTATGCTGGTTTTTAAGTGTCAAAGTGTAATAAATAATGCAACAAGATTATTTGAGCTAAAATACGAGCTTGGGACATGCAAATGGATTTTATTTAAGATTTAAATTTTAAATAACTAATTATATCGAAGAGACCATTCGAAATGATAATATTCATTTGAGCTTTACAATATAAGATGAGAGAATATTAATATTTCACTCGACAATGGAAGGAATTAGCAGGTTTTTCTTGAATTACTAAGGATGAGCGTATTATTAATTATAATTTATTGATAATATTCAAGAGTAACTAAATAGGAGATGAGACATTATGAAAAAACTTTTTGATGGGCGTATAGACAATATTAGATTTATAGCTAATATTTTTATACTTAACATTGTTCTGTATTTATCTATTTTAATGATTTCAATGTTAAGTGATCCATATTATTCTAACTTAAGTATAGGATTTGGTCTATTTTTATTACTATTGTCATCTATAGGAATTATAGGTTCTTCTATTCTAATAATTAGTACCTTTATTCAAAGATTGCACGATTTAGGTAGACAAGGAAGAGAAATATTTTTAATGTTAATACCTTTCTATAATATATACTTAATGTATGTTTTTGCACTTAAAAAAGGCACTATCGGAGTTAATGAATATGGAATTAATCCAATCGATAAAAAAAACAGTATTGCGAAATAAGAGATTTAATCTATTTATAGTAGTATCTAACTCAAATGATTAATTTTCTATAAATAATTTAAAGGGTTTTTAAACCGTGCATAGAATACTTACATATAATACCAATGATGAGGTGATTATATGAGCATAAAGAATAGACTTTTACAGATAAGGCTTGAAATGGGGTATAGATTTCAAAAAGATTTTGCTGAGTTCTTAGGAATGTCTACATATCAGTATAATAGATATGAAAAAAATGCAGTGCAGCCAAGTGTAGAAGTTTTATTTAATATATCAAAGAAAATTGGTAAATTAATAGAAGATATCATTTATGAAGTGCCAGAAAAATAGGCACTTTTTTATTTTCGGAAAATATTTAACTGTGTACTTAAATATTTTAAGTGGACACGCAATAAATTAACCTACTTGAATACATTGTTTAATATAGAGAGCAATACAGTTAGGAGGATTTAAATGTTAGGATTAGGCTTTACTTTAATAGGGGCTGGACTTGGTGGGATTGTATCATACTTCTACTTCACCAAAAACTATAAGTTGATGACTAAGCAAGAAGCCGAACACATTAGCAAGGTATTAGCAAAACATCTTAATAAGTAAATAGGGGGTTGTTTTATGGATTTATTCGCTTTAGACCGTTTGGTGATCGATTTTATTCAAAGAGTTATGAATGATCCTATGTTGCAGTTTTCAATTATAGCAGGAATAGGGGCAGTAGTAAGTGGATTATTTCCAGATAGCAAGACAGAAAAGAGAAATAAAAAATGATAACTGAATTAATCTTAGTTTTTTCAGCGGTAACAACTTATAAAGTATTAAAGGCTACTGGATACAAGCATAAAAAGGACTTTAGGGAACTTGTAGAAAAGGCAGGGCTATATAATAAGCAAGAGCAGACATTAAAAGTTCATAAAGTAACACAGTTAGATTATGGTTATAGGATGCGTGTAGGCGTTCCTTATGGAATAGGCTACGAGGATATAGAAAAGATGGAAGATACCTTTAAAACTAATCTAGGAGCAAAAGAAATAGAGTTTGAGAGGGACGACAGGCACAGTATGATAAATATTACTGTTATTACAACACCTTTAGAGGACTTAAAATATGAGCCTTTAGACACTACATTACATGAAATATATGTTGGCTACAACTATAAGGACAAAATAAAAGTGGACTTAAATTCTTTTCCACACCTTTTAATTGGTGGGGAGAGCGGAAGCGGCAAGAGTAGACTTCTACTTTTAATCTTGACCAACTTGATAAACAGACATAAAGATATTGATATATATTTAATCCAAATTAGAAAGTCAGACGTAAGCGTATTTAAAGAATGCCACCAAGTAAAGTATTATGCTAAGAGCTTGGAAGATACAAGAGACCTACTCAGGCATATAGAAAACCTCTGTATAGAGCGTGAAAAGGCAATAGATGGCTTGATAATGGATGGTATTTATAATATAGCTGACTATAATAAACGCTTTAAAAAGAGCAAGTTCAATTATGTTTATGTGGTGCTAGACGAGTTTTCATTTTTTAATCCTAATGGAGCAGACGATAAGGAAGTTAAAGAGGTAAAAAAAGAAATTTTAGGACATATAAAAAATTTGGTCATGGTGGGCAGGTCACTAGGCATTATGATATTCACATCGCTTCAAAAGCCTTCACAGAGTTCAATTCCAGCCGATATAAAGAGCCAATTAACTACTAGAATATCATTCAAGCAATTAGACAGTAGCACAAGCATTTTGATTTTAGGAAATGGAAGTGCAACGAAGTTAAAGAAGCGTGAGGCAATTGTAAGGACTATTCAGGAAGATAAAATTAGAGTGCCTTATATAGACCACAACTTAATCATGGAGAATATAAAAGACAGCATAGAGCCACACCATGAGTATATAACTTTAAATACTGCAATTATTGAAACACCAATCAATGAAGCAATGAAAGAAGAAAATGATATAGATACCGAGGTGCTAAAAGATGTTGACTGGTCGTGATTTGGATTTAGTAAAATTTGTTATGGATAATGGTTGCATTACAGCAAAACAGGCTCACAAAATATTTTTCAAAACTACAAAGCAAGGTAAGCCAATAAATCAAGGGGAATTGATAGCAAGGAGAAGATTGAAAAAACTAGCTGATAGTGGGGAGCTGCTGGTTCACGAAGATTGGAAAACTAATCAAAAGATATATTATTTAAAGAAGAAACCGTCGTTGCACACCTTAAAGTGCTTAGACTTTTATTCAGAGTTGATATTTCAAGGGGCTGAGATACTACAGTTTAAAAGGGAAATGAAGCTTCACAAATGTACACCTGATGCTTTTATAGCCTTTAAAATTAATGGTAAAGGTAAAATGATATTACTTGAAGTTGATTTATATAACAGGACTAAGCCAGAGAAGTACAAAGCTTTATATGATAGCGGAGAGTTTCAAAAGAAGTATGGAATATTTCCATTAATAACAATAGTAACTAAAAATAAAAATGATAAGGTTAAGACCGACTATAAAGTTAAGTATATTGATTTAAGTCTTAATGATATAAAAGAGCAGCTATTTATTTGATGGAGGGTTAAGTATGTTTTATATAATAGACCTGAGTAAGCCTAGGAAATATATTCAATGGAAAGTCCAATCAAAGTATGATGATGTAGCACTAGGATATAAGTTAAATCCACTTAAGATAAATAAAGCTTTAGTAGTAGCGTGTGCTGTAGGTATAGTGCTATTAGCTGGAGCCACAGTTAATGCAGCTGAAGTTATAAACCAAGCACAATATAATTATTTGTTAGATCATTTTGTAAATGATATGAAGTATCCTGAAGAGCTGGCAGCAAGACTTATAAATAAATTAACCCCTACGGACTTTAAAGAACTGTATGCTAGAGTTGAACATCATGAATTTTTTATGGATAACGGTGGGAATCAATTTTTAGATATTTCAAATAAGATTACTGGTAAAGTAATAGATATAGTTAAATCTTTTTTTAATTTATATAGTGGGATATAATAAATAAGGGAGCTACAAAGCTCCCATTTGTTTGTATTTTACCCTGTACCATGATACAAGCAGTGATACATTTTTCAACCTGATACAGGCTAATTGCATCTAAAGTATTGATATAGGCTATGTCCAGTGTTCGCTTATACCTATAAGTAATAAATTACTTATATATTTCGGGTGTTATTATCTCTTTCTTTTTGCTTTCTCTTTCTTTTTTTTCTTTTTTCCTGGTTGCTTATGTAGTCTACTTACTGGATATATTTTGCAATTTGACTTGAGAATAGAAACAACTTATTTATCTATATATAGTATGTGTAGTTATTAAAATTTTATACGGACAAAAATATTGAAATTATTAGGTTAAATTTAACAGGAGTTATGCTCCTGTTTTTTTAATGCTTTTATAAATATATATATATATCAAATTATTTAATATACATATAATTGATAATATGGTATATATAGGTAAGAAAGGTAATGAATAAAGAAAAGGTAGGGATAATTAGTGATTAGATTTGAAGCTAGTAAGTTTAAAGTAGACAAAGAAAAAATAAATGTGGATTTAACAAAGTATATTGATTTAATTAATAATACTTTTTCTGTAAGAGTGAAAAATAGCATAAATACTCAATTTAAATCAATTGAAGATTATGTATATATTTTATATTGGTTAAGGTTTGAAAAGCAATTAGGGTATTCTGAGATAGGAAAAATGCTGAATCCTAATTGTAAAAATTATCATAGTAATGCATATAGTCATTATTTATCACTTGGATTAAATTATAGTATTAATTATAGTGAGACAGAAAGTGTTTTTATTGAAGAGCAAGAAAAACTTAAGAAACTTAAAGAAATGAGTTACAATATTACTGTTCAAGACTTTAATCTAACTGATTCGCAATATAAAGAGTATTATACATTGCTAGAGAATACAAAAAAACTTACATCAGAAACTCCTATGAAATTCTTACCAAATCAGTATAAAAAATATGGATACAATACGTTAGACGATTATTTTAAAGCCCTTTATTTTTATGTGAGAATATGTAATTTATCTACTTCTCAAATACATAGAATATTGGGTATTACGATGGGTAGAATTCAAGAAATACTACGAGATATGGGATTATCAGTTGATATAGCAACATCAATGAAAAACGCTGTTAAATATAATAGAAGGAATTATAAAAACACTTTGCTAACTGGTAGAAAAACGATGTCTAAGTATGTAATTGAAAAGGCTTCATATGGGAGTAATATAGAGAACGCAGTTAGAAACGAATTTGTATCATACATTGCAGGTATTATAGGTACAGAAAGATATGAAGTAATAGTCGGGATAAATAATAGAATAATAATCCCACCTAGAGAGATCGATATTCCTGTTATTGTTATTGACTCCCAAGAAGATAAGATATATAAATTTGCAATAGAAATGAATGGAGACTTTGCTCATATAGACAATAAAAAAGATTTAGATAAAATGGATACGTTAACAATGAAAGGATGGAAATGTTATTCGATATGGCAACTAAATAGTACAAGTAAGCAAAAAAAATATGGAACAATTAAGCAACAAGTATTTGATATCTGCAACGATATTAAGAGTGTAATTAATGTATAAATAAAAGGCAGGGTTCACACCTATGCCTTTTTTGTTTAAAAAAATACAAAAGAGCCTACTTCTCAGCAGACTCTTTGAATTTGAAATTTAAGTTATTTTTTTATCCATTCAATTTTATATCCAAGAAGCTCAGCTATTTCCTCAGCTTCTTCATATCGTAAAGTACCTTTGTTTATTTTCTTACTTAAATTTTGAACTGTATCTGGCTTAAATTCTGGTTTATCAATTGTAGGAACAAATTCACTTTTATGCTTGTTGTTGAGTCTATTAATTACCTCAGTTAAAGTTACATCAGATTTTGCTAACATAATTTTAATTGTTTCTTTTATTGGCATTTATGAATCCTCCAATTTGTTTACTTTATGTTAATTATACCAATAAGACGTTGAATAGTCAATAAAGATAAAATTTAAACTAAAAAGTTGAAAAATGGTGTTGACAATTTAAACTTGTGAGGCTATAATTAAACCATAGAGTTGAATTTAAGAGGTGGTGAAAATACAAATACGAATATTAAACTTTTACAATGCATCGAATGTTCAGCTTTGTTTTTGCTAATATTAAAAAAATAAAATATTATAATAATGGGGGTATTAAATTATTATGAGTAACAAATTAATGGGTTTATTAAAAGCTATGGCAGGAACAGGATTATCAGTTTCAGGTGACACAGAGGATATCTTAGTTTTATCAAATGTACATACTGCTGAAGATGCAGAGAACATAACTATCAGTGGTATAGATGAGGAATTGGGAGCAGTAATCTTTAACTTAGTTAAGTCAAATATAGCTACCATAACAAGCTTCTTCGAGGATATCGAAGTACATACAACGGACGGCAAACTCGTTCTCATAGAAGAGTTTTAAAGGATAGGGGGTGATTAATTTGAACTTCAATACTTTAATTTTAATCTATCCCTATATACTAGCAAGCAGCTTAATGTGTTTTATAGCTTCTATATTGTACATATTATATGTAGTTACTAGGTATATGAATGTTACGGACACGATGGAATTTATAGAGAATGCCAATAAGAAAAAGAGAAGTCCAATAAAATTAATGTTGTACATACTAACTGGTGTATTTATATTTCAAGCAATATATATTTTCATTGATACACAACTTTATATTGCAAAGAAGAAAAGCACATGCTTTGTATATAGGACAATTAATGAGTTAATAAATGATTAGATTTGATGGGGGTACATATATGGAAGCAATAATGCAGGTAAAACGAGAACAGTTAAAAGAAAAGCTAGGTGAGATTGTTTCGCTAGATTATAAAGGCAAAGATTTTGTAATTGCCTATCTTGGTGGAGTAGCACCAGTTAAGATAAAAACTAATTTAACTCAAGAGGAATTTGATAGGTTATGTGGGGAATAAAACAAGAGGGGACTTAAGCGTTCCCTTGCTTCTATTCATAGGGGAAAACGGACGTATAGGCTCTAGGAGCTACTTATATATGTTGATAGAGTAATTACTAATTTAACAAAGAAGAGCTTAGGATTGAGTAAAAAGTAGGGTTTTAATATTACAATAAATCGATAATTTTATAGGGTTATTAGTTAAATAAATGTTGGTGGGAAGTAAAACAATCCCACTTAAATCAAATATTGACATGTTGTTATTTTAGGTTTAGAATGGAAATATATATTCAAAATTTTGTAATAAAATAAGCAGGTAAAAGTGTATGAAAGGAGTCATCAAAAGAAATGGAGAAGTTACCTTGGTTAAGTATAATTTACTTCTCAAAAAACCTATTATTACAAAAATGATTATAAAAATGGTTTTAAAAATGATTTTTTAAAAATGGAAGAAGTTGCTTTAGCTTAAGTTAAGTAATTTTCTTCAAACTCCATCAACCATTCTAAATCTAAAATTGAATAAAAATATCTTCTTACCTAAGGTAACTTCTTCCATTAATTTACTTTAGAGAGGAAGGTGATATATATAAGTAAACATGTGCTTTATTTTTTTGAAATCAAAATAATAAGGCTTTTAGTGTTTACTTTTTTTGTGTCTAAAATTAGGTTATTTGTTTATGGAAAAGTAAGTTGGGAGGTGTACTTAGATATGAATTTTAGCAAATTATTCAAAGGTCAAATAATCAAAAACTATAAAGAGTTATGCAAGTTGTTAGATGAAAATGTTAAAGGTGGGGCGTCAAAAAGAGCACAATTAAAAGAGTTAGAGTGCTACAGTAGATTTCATAAAGAGGGTAATAAATTTATTATTGATGAAATTTACGATACTCCAAAGAAAAAAGTAGATGGAAGGGGAGACAGCAACAAAGATGGTAAGAACAGTAAATACATAGATGAGATCAAAGATATTTTAGTAGATTACATATTCAATAATAGAAGCGAAGTAGGAAAAGTTATATTATCATTTCCTCAGCTAATCTCTGTATTAGGGCTTGTTAATAATACATACAATGTTGGAAATTATAGAAAAAAAGAATTGGCTGATATATTTAAAATAGAACTTCATGCGATTTACTATTTTTATAATAATACGAGGAATGAATTTAAAAATATTATTGAAAGAGCTTTAAATATTTTACAGAAAAGAAGCGTTATAATCTTCAATCGTAGACTAATGATAGCGGAGGAGATAAAAGTAGACGAGAAAACTAATATCATAAAAAGAGAAGCTACCGTCGATGAAACTAACATGATATTAAGTGCTCAGAACATGACATTAGAATATATGGGACTAGAAGACTTGCAAGCTTTATTCCTTGCAGGTAGTTCTAAATACAAAGAGTTTATGGAATTGGTTTTAAAAGAATTTCCTGAAAGCTGGAAATATTACTATACAGCATATGAATTAATAACTGGTGATTATGCTATTAAAAGTGAGTATAACACTTTGCAAAGAAGAAGAGAATTGAATGACAAGTCCATAGAAAGATTAACTACGAAATTAAAGGTAGTATCAGAAGATGACAGCGAGAAAAAGTTAATAGATGCTTTAATAGATGAAGGAAATTACGACAAGTCACTTGACGAAAAATTGATAGAATTAAGTAACCATAGAAGACAAGAAAAATATGAAAAGGTCAAAGAAACAAATTTAAAACTTATTCAAACTAAAAAGCAATTACGTGACTTAGAACAAGAAAACTTTAACATAAAAAAGCAATATGATGAGTGTGATGCTGTAGATAGAAAGACATATTATAGCTATGTTTATTCAGTAAAAGATAGAAAAAACATATATGACATATTCGGCAAGGATTATAAAAGCTATGACAACTTATACGAAGCTTTCGAGGGTGTTTTATAGAAGTTGACTATATAGAAACACCTAATAAATATATATTTTATACTTACACTTTCAAATTAGTCAACTTTAGAAAATATTCTTGCTTGGCAGATTTTAATTTATCAAGCACAGCGAAGATAATTTAAAAGATGACAAACCAACTGTAGCGTAGCGAAAGGCGGTAGAGATGTCTGCAAGACAATTATAAATGAAAGTACATATATATTAGGGGAAAGGGATTACGAACCCTACGGGCTACCCCTTGTAATCCCATTGCATTTCCCCTAAAACCCCTTTGCAATTAATTAGTTTTGAAAATTAAATTTATAGGAGGATGGTATTATTATTATGAATAATCAATTATTAAACTTAAAAGAAGGTATATACATACCAAGTATTGAAGCATGTTGGCTATATAAATTTAACGATGAGGTAGGAAATTATAAGGTTGATGAAGAATACTTAGATAAATTATTAAATGGTAAATTGGATTATAGTTTTGAACTGGTTGAAAATGCTATGCTTATTGATAACATTGAAATAGAAGAATGGAACGGTAAACTATATACTCTAGATATTGTTAATGTAAAATACAAAAATAAGTATAAAAACATCGTCAATGGTAAGGTTGCTGAAGAAAAGGGCAGTAAAAGCCTAAGAAACTGGACATATACAAAAGGATTTATGTTTGAGGGTAAACTCATGACTAACTGGAAGAGGTCAGGTGGTAAAGCTAGAGTTGGACAAAATTTATTTATCATAGATAAGATCAAAGACAATTGTTTAGATTGGGCAAGAATGGGATTAAAATTTACTGGCAAAGTAGATATTGCAAGTATTAGGGCATATGAGAGTTTACCACTATCAAGTATAATTGGAACCATAGAAATTAACCCTAAAAATATATTGATTTTAGATGATTATGAAAGTGTTTTTGATTGGACTATGAGTAAAACATGGCTCGAAAATGGTGAATTATATACTGAGACCGTTCCTACTAAAGAGAAAAATAGTATTTGGGATGGAGAGGGACTTTTATCTACTAATAGAATATTTGATAACAATGAAATCATTAAAGATAAAGGTGTATGTTTACTCAGGAATAGATATATGAAATGTGCAGCCTTCTCATGCGATATTGAACAGTATTATAAAGACTATTGCGAAGCAAATGGCTTCAATTATGATACATATGAAGTTGAGGATATGTATGGTAATTCCATAAAAGTTAAAGATATTTTGCTTATTACAACTCCCAGCGCAATTAAGATAAATAAATTTAACAAGCAAGTGTTAGAAAAAGAAGACTATTTACAATATGGTGAAAGTGCATGGTTGCATTACTGGAAAACTAATTGCTCAAGCACCTTTGGAATATGCAAAATAGAGAAACCAAGTCACTACTGCGAAAAAGATAAAGATGGTAATATAATAACGTATAAAAATAGACTATCTTATCAGATGCTTAATTCCATTCCATACGAACCAATTGAGATAAAGCAATTAGTTGCTAAAGAAATTAAGTACATTGAAAGATTAAAAACCGATTTGGAATTCTTCTTACAGGAGGTTAAGCAGGAACAAGATTTAGAAATAGAAGATAATATAGAAGAAGATGATGATGATACTGTAGTAGAAAAAGGAACCAATATAGATGTCGCTGGTGCTTTTGTAAAGTTGGTTAAGAAAAATCCACAATTCCAAAATACTCAAGTGTTTAAAGATTATAGAAGAAATTTCATAAATGCTCATATTAAGGAATTAAGACAAGGCAAAATAAAGTTAGATGGTGCAGATTACTGTGTTGCATGTGGAAATCCAATTGAGATGTTAAAGGCTACAGTAGGAGAATTTGACGGCACAAGTGTATTAAAAAACAATGAATTATATTGTTCAAGATTTAATGATGGTGAAGATGTTATCGGATTCCGCAATCCATCAATAAACGTTGGAAATGTCGGAATACAGGTTAATAGATATGTAGAGGATATTGAAAAATATATGAATTGTACTCCCAATATAGTATTTTTAAATTCTATCGACTACCCTATATTAAGTACTTACCAGGGCGAAGATTTCGACATAGATTCAAATTTATTAATTTCAGAACCTATCACTGTTAAGGCTTGTAGAAGAATAGATAAGAATATAACTCCTATTCCAGTTAATGCCATAGCTAACACGGGAAGTAATAATGCTGAATTAATAGGGGAGAATATGGCTAACATAGACCATGTCATAGCACAAAATTACATTGGCAGCGTTATTAATCTAAGTCAAGAAATTAATAGTTATATGAATCATCTTACATATAATAATTTAGCTCAAGTAAAAGAGTTTGATAAACTTTATAATATGAGTAGCCGATTAAGCAGTATTAGTTGCTGTGAGATTGATAAAGCTAAGAAGCAATTTGAAGAATTAAATGTGCCATCTGAATTGGATATTGTTAAAAAGGAATTTAAAAAAGTTGACCATGAAAAAATTGCATTGATTGATAATGATATTAAAAAATTAAAAATTGAGTTATCTAAAAAGCAATTTGAAGTTAAAGAGCATAGAAAAAACGAACGAAAGCCTATATTGAGGCAAATCAAGGAAATTAAAAAACAGTTAGAAGATCACAATAATGAGGAATTACTCACCAAAATAACTGATTTAGAAGCAGATATAAAAAATATTAATCTTGCAAGGCAGTCAGAGGTTGATGAAATAAAAAATAAAATTACTGAAAAATATATTGAACAACAAAGGTATGATTCCAGAAGAATTAAACCCTATTTCTTTAAGTTTATTGGAGACAACGAAGCTAAAAAACAAAGAAAAGCTACTTTTAAAAAGCATAGGAGAGAAATAGACCAGCCAATCATTAAAAAGTATTGTGAGGATAATGGCATAGAACTTAAAAATTTAAACCTAAAAGATAAGGAATTGCAAAAGCTACTAAAAGTAAATGATACTATTCAAAAGGAATGGGAAGAAAAAAATTATGATAAAAATATTGACACTCCCATGAATTGGCTACAATTAGAACTTGATAAGATTAAAGATAGTAAAAAAATAGGCACAGTACAAGTAATCCAGTTAGTTAAAAAGAATAAAAATAAGGCTATGGAGGAGACTGTAGATAATATCGTTAATAGTATTAAAAAATTGGATGTAGATATAAAAGCTTATAAATTAAATGAGGATTTAAGTGCTAAAGATAAATTAAGTAAAATTAGAAGTGTAAAAGCTACAGCAGTAAAAGATATATTAAAAATGAAATTAACTAAAGCTGACTTATATTGGATACTTAGAAAAAGCTTAAACTCAGTCAAAAACAATGGAAAAATCGATAAGAAAAGTGGTGTAGAATCAATTACATTAGAAGTGTTATTTAAGGCTTTTGGAACGGGCTTACTTAATATGTTTGAATAGGAAAAATTAAGAAAAAACTCAACAATAAAAAGTACCTCAAACCCTTATGTATCAATGGTTTGGGGCGTTTTTTATATATGCTACAATAGGGAGAAGAGTAGATAATCAGTCGAAATTCTCTCTACTTGTTTTATCAGGTATACTAGTAAATTGTTTGTTGGATCAATGTAAAAAAGACCAATAAGATAGAGTGGATTAATTTCCACTTCTATTTTTTTATTGGTATAATTATAATTACCCAATTTAATTGTAACATATTCAAAATGCAAGTGTCAACACATTTTGCTAAAAATTATAAAAAAATTTTAAAATGGTCTCGTCATCTAGTACGAGTCGGTAAATGTAGTCACGCTCAGTGGCTACAAAATAAATTGTTATCACTCAAAATGATAACAAACAAATCAGCTAACGTTCAAACCGTTAGCGAAAATACTATTGATATTACTAGACTAATTGCTCTGTCTAAATGGCATAGCGAAATATATTAAAAAAGGTGGAATGTATTAAATGAGCAAATTTAAATTGTACACTGGTGAAACTATTGAGGGGTTAGGTGTTGTAACCTTAAGACAAAAGGTAGAGTACTCTAACAGAATACTGAGATACTACTGCGTGGAAGTTAACAAGGAAAACATGATTAAAGCTATTAAATCTATTAAGTTTAATGGCATAAAGCAAACTCCAGTTAAAAAAGATGAAGATATACTGGAATTAGTATTAGATTACACGGATATATTTGAAACTGAAACTGAAACTGATACATATTTGATGCTTCAATTTGATGAACAAGACGAACAAGAAATACATCTTGTATATAGGCTCTCAGAAATTGATGATGCTAAACAAATACAATTTGAAATATACGAGGCTATAGTAGAGCCTGAGCCTATTAAGTTTACATTTACTAAAGATGATATTGAAAAGCTGGAGACAGGTTTAGAGGTAATAAATAAGCTGAATGAAGATGTTCAGTATTACATAATCGGCAACACAATTATTGACGTAGATTATAAGGGCAAGAATACCTGCACAGTATGTGACTTGAATGATATAGACAGCTATGTGGTAAATACTGAAAGAGGTGAGCCACAATTAATTATAATGCTTAAAGATAAGCCAGAATATGAAATAGATACTTTGTTTTTAACTAGATACGGTATGGAATGCTAGGGGTACAAAAATATTTGTACTCTTTTTTATTCATCGAAGTACCTCAAATTTGAGGGGGCAGGTATTACATATTCCTAAAGGGGTGTCAAATTTGTGACCCCTTGTGGACTATTGTCCATAGGGTATCCGTCAAATATAACAGGCATGTGTCCAAAGTTTTGTACTACCATAAGAATAATTTTAGAGAGGTGGAATTTGTTAATGATTAAAGCATTTGATGCTGAAGAACTAGACTACATAAAAAAGGAATTTGAGGATATTTTACATTCCAATTTATCTGAAATAGTTGAACATAAAAATTCTTTAGATAAAGAAGTTTTAGATAATATGGTTATGTTTTTAAGTAATTTTGATGAGGTCAATAAGGATACAAAGTTAAATGAGACTTTACTTAATACTATATATTGGGGTTTGGGTATTTGGTATTGGGTTGATGATGATATTTTCTCATCAAATGATGTTGAAAAATATTGTGGTGAAATGTATGCAAAAATATGCGAAAAGTTTTTAGTGAGTGATGAGGAAGAAGGATAGTTAATTAAGGCTGTACTAAATGGTACGGTCTTTTTATATGTAAAAAACTAGGTTTCAAAATGAAATCAAGTCAAGTCAAATTAAATATGAAAGGTGGAATTATATTATGAGTAAGAAAAGAATTGATGGGGTTTACTTAATCAAAAACAATGTAACTAAGAGAGTAAGGGTTGGTAGTGCAAAGAACGTGCCTAAGAGGTTTAGTAATTATAAGGCACGACTTAGAAATGGTAATGGTAATAAACTTATGCAGCAAGATTTTAATTGGCATGGAGAACAGAGTTTTGATTTTATATTGCTAGAAGAGTGTAAGGTGAAAGACTTATATATAAGAGAAAAATGCTATCTGGAACTGTATAAAGATTGTGCTATGTATAATAAAAATGCTATAGAGAATGTTGAGAAGAAAATTAGACGAGGTAGGGAAGCCAAGGCATACAAAGAAAAGAGAAGTGTTGTTACCTCTGGAGAAAATAACGGTCATAATACAAAACTATCTAAAGAGAATGTATTTGATATATTAGACATGGATTTACAAGGAATTGAGAGAAAAATTATTGCAGAAAAGTTTGATATATACCCAGGTTATATAAGTAGACTTGGAAAAGATAGATGGAAAAAAGAGTATAAAGAATGGAAAGAAAATAGAAAAGGAACTATACCTACGTCGGATGTAGATATAATTCCTACCCTCAATGTTAGCTCCAATATTGGTAGTATTAGTGCTAACTTAAACTAATAATAGTTAATTAAATTATATACATATATACAGTATTTATGCAAGAGGTTCGACATAGCTTCAACATCACGTCGAACCTTTTTATATTACATGGAGGTGGATTTATAATGATAGATGGAAAAATATGCACCAGGTCAATAAACACAATCAGTTATCTTTGTTACTGTAATTCTCAGCAAACTGGAATTGTAGAGAATGAAACTGGCTTACGTATGTGGGCTGTAATGGACAATGAGATTAATCGTGAAATTTATAATAAATATAAAAATGCTGTTAATGGTGATGGAAACAAGTTATTTGTGGACTTAGTAAAATTTAATAATATTGCTAGATATTTAAAGAATATGAGTAAGAATTATAAAAGAGAAAATATAATACATAGGACAGAGGAAGAAAATAAAAAGTTTGTAGAGAATAGAAATAAATTTTTAGAAGAATATTATGAGGAAAATTATTTTGATGGTGTAAGGGTGGTGGATTAAGATGAATTTAATTAAATTACATAACGTTTTATCAAGTATAACTAGTATGTTATGGGGTATGGCTATCGGGTTAAGTGTATTAAATTTAGTGGGAAAACCGAGTCTTGAAACAGCTTTTAGGGTTGTTATAATTTTTGGTGCATGTTGTTATATGCAAAAAGATGAAATCGAGCAAGTTGATAATATTGATTTGCAAAATTTAGAGGTTATGATGCTTAAGAATGAAATTGCAGCGCTTAATGCAGTTAATAAAGCTAGTGAGGCAGTAATTAAGAGCTCTGATGTTGTAATTCGTGACTTGCAGGAACAAGTTAAGAGACTTGAGAGTAAATAGCATGGATGTTTCAAAAGCTGTATTGCCTGTTTTGGATGAAGAAACGGGGAAGAGATTACTTGAGAATAAGGCTAGGATTAATGAAGAATATTTACTGGAATGCTTGAAGCTTAGGGATAAGTTTAGGTCAGGTCACTTGGCGTTTTGGAAGCCTTGATTTGCAAGGATTGTAGAGAGGCTTGGGACTGGTCGAAAATAGAGATAATTTAGTGGATGATTATTAAAGGGATTTGCCATCTGATATGGAATATAATTCCCTAGAAAGGTGGTGAGGTTAGTTATGGAATTAAAATTAGTTTTATCTAATGGACAAAAACATAATGTTAAGATTGGTGATATCAATGAATTTCTAATGAGGTTTACTGATGAAGATGGAAAGATTAACAGAGATATTCTTTTCATTGGAGAAGGATTGTATATTAATACAAATTATATTATTGAAATGACAGTAGAAGAAGATAAAGTAGAAAAATTCATTAATAGTGAGTTGGGCACGGCTCCATTGACACCAGAAATGGTAAAAAAAATTCAAGAAAATATTAAGAAGATTGATTTAAACAATATCAAGTTGCCACATGTTGAATTACCCAAAATTAATATACAAGTACCGAAAATAAATATACCTAAAAAAAGTGATAATGAGTAGTAATATAGAGCCTGTAACAAGGCTCTTTTTATTTTGTTTAGAGTTACTATATAGTAGTTATATAGTTGCTTACAGTTTTGTATGTATTTTTATATTATTTTGTATGTAATTTGATATAAATATATAGTAGTTATATAGAAGGATTCTTCTTCCATATGTAGAATATCTATATATGGAGGTGTAATAAGATGGATAATTTTAAAGTGATATATAAAATATTAAAAAGGTTAGAAGAAGCTATGGATGAAGATGATTTTAATTTTAAAAGCATAAACCATGAGGCTATGGAGATATCAAAGATGCGATGGAATCGCATAATAGAAATGATGATATCAAATAATCTTATTGATGGAGCTAAGTTTATTAAAGCAGATGATAATCCATTCTACTCATTTTATGCAGGGGATATACATATAACACTTAAGGGGCTACAGTACTTAGAAGAAAATTCAATTATGGCTAAAGTAGCAAAAACGCTCAAAGGTATTAAGGATATGACTCCAATGATTTAATTTAGAAGATGCTATATAGGCATCTTTTTTATTTTTTGCAAAGGTCAGAGATGGTCAAAGATAAGTAGGTGATTGTTATAGCTAAAAAGAGTTGCTCTAGATGTGGTATAGTACCAATGAATCATATATGTCCAGTAGCACTTAAAGAGAAGAACAAAGCAGATGCTAAGAGGGATGATAAGAAAATATATAGAGATAAAAGATGGCGTAAGTTAAGAGAAGAAGTATTAGAGGATCAAGAACATATATGCCTGTGGAGTTTATATGTGGAGGGAATTATAAGATATGCTAATGTAGGTCATCACATAGTTGAGATAATTGTGGATGAGTCTAAAGCTTATATAAGAGAGAATGTAATAGGTGTGAACAAATATTCTCATGATATTATTCACAACTTATATAAGAGTAATAAAGAAGAAACTATGAGTGTTTTGTATGAATGTAATAAGTTATGGAACAGTGGTGTCAGAATGGATGGATTAGGTATTTTAAAGGATATATTGAACTTTGAATAGTACCCCCCACTATAATGAAATTTTTTATTCAAAACCCTAGGGTACCGACGGGGGGCAATCATTCGCAAAAAATCTGTAAAATGAACATTTGAGGAGGTGGGAGAAGATGGCAAGACCTTGTAAGAGTGCAAAAGTATTGACGGATTGTAGTCAAACAAAATCAGAAATAGCCGAGCGTATTAAACAAGAAGATAAATTAAAGGGTTCAGATAATAAAATTTCTCCACCAACTTATCTAAACGCAAGGCAAAAGAAAATATTTAAGTATATCGTAGAGCAACTAAGAGCTAGTGAGATTCTTGGAAATTTAGATATATACATATTAGCTACCTGTAGCATAGCTATAGATAGATTGCAGGAAATTGAAAAAATTATAAATGAAGATATAACAAAACTAACAGATAAAGATTTGTTAAGTGCTAAAGATAAATACACAAAAGACTTTTTCCGTTGCTGCAATGAAATTTCCTTATCGCCACAGAGTCGCAGTAAATTATCGAACATTAATTTGCAAGCTAAACAAAATGAAGTAGACCCATTAGCAAAAGCAATAAATGGTGATGGCAATGGAAATTAAAGATAGTAAAGCCTATAAATATTGTCAATGGTGTTTGGAAGATAACAATGATTTTGTAGGGACATATGTTAAAAAGCAAGCTAAGGGATGGATTGATATTGTAGATGGTAATAATTTAGAGGCTTATACATCTCAAATTATGTTTGATAAGGTATGTGGTATATTAAGATTAATGGTTCATCCTGACTTAGGTTGCAGCATATATGAAGGTATGGAAAATTATCATTGGTTCTTTGTTATTGCTACATTATGTACAGTGGATAGAGTGACAGAGGGTAGATTCTACGAAACATCATTGCTTGAAATAAGCAGAAAAAATTATAAAACTTTTGTAAGTGGAATAATATTTATAATTGGTATGCTGTTAGAACCTAGATTTTCTAGGTTCTTTTCTGTTGCTCCAGATTACAAACTAAGTAATGAATTGAAGCTTGCTGTTAAGAAAATTATTAAGTCAAGCCCTATATTAGTAGATAGATTTAAGATTAAAAGAGATATGATAGAATGCAAATTAACTGAAATTGAGTATGTACCACTTGCTTATAGTAATGATGGTATGGATGGTAAACTTGCTAATATATATCTTGCGGATGAAGCTGGGCTACTTGACGATTATCCCGTTGAAGCGATGAGGTCAAGTCAGATTACACTAAAGAATAAATTAGGTATTATCATTTCTACACAATATCCGAATGATAACAACGTTATGCTAACTGAAATAGATTATGCTAAGAAAGTATTAGATGGATTTATAGAAAACAAAAGATATTTTAGTTTACTGTATGAACCTAATGCAGACATAATTAAGGATTGGCAAACGAATAATCTTGTTATATATCAATCAAACCCTGTTGCAGTAGATAATAAAGCTATATTCAAGGCTATATGTGATAAAAGAACTATGGCTATAATGTATGAAAGCAAGAGGGAAAACTATCTATGTAAGCATAATAACATTAAATATACAGGTATTGGAACAGAAGGATATGTAAATAGTGAGCAAATTAAAATTTGTAAACTAAAAAACCCTTTTGATTGGACTAATCGTGATGTTTGGGTGGGTGTTGACCTCGCGGAAACCACTGATAACTGTGGATTTAGCATGATTACATATCTAGAAGAAACCGAAAAAGTTATATGCAAGTCTTGGGCTATGATACCAGGTGGGAGAATAGAAGAAAAATCTCAAAAAGAAAAGGTTGATTACAAGAAGCATATAGATAGAAGAAATTGTTTTGCGATAGGTGATTTAGTTATCGACTATGAGTTTATAAATAACTTTATTAGCAAAATAGAGGAAGAATATCAAGTTAATATTTTGGGAGTTGGGTATGACATTAGAAATGCCAGAGCTTCAGCACAAAAATGGGAAGAGCATGGTTATGATTGTATCGAGGTTAAACAGCATAGTAGCGTACTTCATACATCAATTAAATGGCTTAAAGAACTAATACTTAACGGCAAATTCCATTACGAGGACAATGAATTACTTGAAATAAACTTTGTAAACTGTAGACAAACAGAGGATACTAACCTCAATAAATATCTAAATAAAAAGAAATCAGCAGGAAAGATTGATATGGTTATGTCTTTAGTGGATGCAATGTACTTATTGGAACAGGGTTTATTATCTAATGGTAATTTTGTTGTACAAACAATCTAAAGAGAGGTGAGAATGTGGGATTAATACAAAAATTTAGAGAATGGCGTGAGTATAATATAAGAGCTACTCAAACTTTAGAAGAAATACTATTGCAAGCAGGAATAGGAACGGATACTATAACAAAAGAACAAGCCTTAAATATACCTAGTGTTGCAGGGTGCGTAGATATAATAAGCAATACAATTGCAATGCTACCTATAAAACTGTATAAAGAGGAAAATGGTAAGGTAATTACTGTAAAAGATAATAGAGTTAATCTATTAAACTTAGATACTAAGGATACATTAAACTCTTTTCAATTTAAAAAGCAAATTATAGAAGATTATTTGTTATCTGGAGCTGGTTATGCTTACATAAACAAACAAAAAAATAATATAGCGAGTCTAAATTATGTTGATAATGCAGCTGTGAGTGTGAATAAAAATGCTGATCCAATCTTTAAAAGCTACGATATTTTAGTAAATGGAAACACTTATAGAGACTTTGAATTTTTAAAATTGACACGTAAAACCAAAGATGGAGTAACAGGTAAAGGAATTGTTGCAGAACATAATGACATGCTGACTTTAGCTTATCTTACTTTAAAGTTTGAAAAAGTGCTTATGAAAACAGGTGGCAACAAAAAAGGATTCCTAAAAGCTAAGAACAAATTAAATGATGGAGCGTTAACAGCCTTAAAAACTGCATGGAATAATCTATACAAGGATAATACTGAGAATGTGGTTGTTCTAAATGATGGTTTGGAATTTCAGGAAGCATCTAGTTCGTCCGTTGAAATGCAAATGAATGAAAACAAAAGGACTAATAGTGCTGAAATATGCAAGTTATTTAGTATGCCTGTGGGTATTTTAGAGGGTAATGCTACCGAACAAGACAATGCAAATTATATTAAATACTGTATATTGCCTATATTAAAAGGTTTAGAAACTGCATTGAATAAAGATATACTGTTAGAACTCGAAAAGGGTTCTTTTTATTTTGCAACAGATACAAAAGAGTTATTAAAAGGCGATATTTTGAAGCGTTATCAAGCCTATGAAATAGCGATTAGAAGTGGTATTCAGACTATAGATGAGGTGCGATATGCTGAAGATTTAGAGTATTTAGGTCTTAATTTCTTAAAATTAGGCTTGGAAAGTGTATTATTCAATGCAAAAACTAAGGACATATTCGTGACCAACACGGGCATGACGTTTAATATGAACAACACTGTTGTTTCAGGAATTAATGTAGCGAAGGGAGGTGTATAGATGTGCAAATTGAGATAAGAAATGACTCTGTTATTATAAGTGGGTATGTCAATGCAATCGAAAGGGATTCTAGAATAATGCATAGTCCACATGGAAGATTTGTCGAGCAAGTAAAGGCTAAAACATTTCAAAGAGCATTGGAAAGTACCGACAATGTTAATTTGTTAATGAATCATAATTCCAATATGATGTTAGGTTCTACAATGGAAGGCAATTTAAAACTCGCTGAAGATACTATAGGTCTCAGAGCAATGGCGACGATAACAGATGCCGAAACAATTCAAAAGGCTAAAGATAATAAATTAGTTGGTTGGAGTTTTGGATTTTCTGTGATGCAAAATGGTGATCACTGGGAGGATTACAAGGATGGTATTCAAAGAAGATACCTTGAAAACATAAGACTTTTAGAGGTATCTATATTAGATAACACTAGGACTCCTGCATACATTGGAACATCTATTGAGAGTAGAGACGGAGAAAATACTTTATTAGAACATAGGACTGTAGAAGATACCCCAGAATTAATAGATAATTCAAAAGAAGAAAAACGAGAAGATAAACAAATTAATTATTCAATAATTGAAAATGAAATAGCACTATTAAAACTAAAGGCTTAAATAAGTCTTTTTTTATTATAAAAAATTAAATTGCCGAGGGCAGAAAGAGGTATGTATATATGTTAAAAGGATTAATGGAAAAAAGAAATGTACTAATTACTGAAATGGAAGGTTTATTAAACACAGCAAAGACAGAAACAAGAGCACTAAATGAAACTGAAATGGCTAGAATTAACGCAATAAAGTCTGAAATAACAGGTATTGATAACACAATCAAAATAGAAGAGGAGATGAGAAACTTGGATAAAAAAGTTGAAACAAAGGTAGAGGAAAAAGTAGAACAAAGGGCGATTGATGAAAAGAATTTCTTAAAGTTTGTAAGAGGTGAAGAAAGAGCACTTGATGTTGCTAACAATGGTGGAATAATTGAGTGTGTCAACTTTTTTGTGTAA